AGCAGATTCTGGCGCACATGTTAATGTTAGAAAATTAAATAAAACAGATTTTGATAAATTAATAGAATTAGTATATCCAGAAGAATATAATACAAATAAAGAATTATATAATGAATATCGTGATTGGGTATTTATGTTTCCTGCATAATTTTTTTATAATATAGATTTTATCTATCTTCAGGGATCCTGAGAGATATTTAAAAATTGATTTTTATTCTTTTTTTTAGTTAACTAAATTATATTTATTATAAAACTATTATGGATGACTTGATAATAAGATATAAATTATATATTCACAACAGATATCAAGATTTAATAAAATCTGGTAAAAAATCACAAGATTTAAATAATTTTGATTTGGCTAAAATATTTGAATATTATTCATGTATAAAACTAACAGAAGAATTTAATAATCCATTTTATGAATATTCTGATATTGATCCAGAATTTAAAGAAATTAATAATATGTCTAAGAATGACACAGGAATTGATGCGTGTAATTTAATAGATACTATTGTTCAATGTAAATTGAGAGATAAATCTTTATCATTAAAAGAATGTTCGACTTTTTTTGCAAGTCAAAATATATTTTGCGAAAAAGAAAATAAAGCTATTGTTAGATGGGCAAAACTGATAATAACCAGAAATAAAGATTCAGTTCTATCAGATAATTTTAAATCAAAAAAGAAATTATTTGTTGATAAGACATATGATAAACAAGATATGATTAAATATTGTGACGATTTAATAAAAAATCCTCCTGCGATTAAAACAATCAAAGAAAAAGTAAAAATACGAGATTATCAAAAAGAAGCAATTCAATTAATAAAAGATATGAAAAATAATTTAATAATTAATTTACCAACTGGTACTGGAAAGAATTTTATTATAGCACATGCATTAAAACCAAATAAATTTAAATATTTAATACTAGTACCTAGAATTATATTATTGGAACAAATAGAAAAAGAAATTACAAAATATAAACCAGATTATGAGAAATATATACAAAAAATAGGTGATGGATTTAATGAATATGATGAAGATAAGAATATCACAATATGTGTATATAATTCTGTAAAAATAATAGATAAATATATTGATAATTTCGATTATATTATTGTAGATGAAGCACATCATATAGCGATGCCAGAAATATATAAGATTGATAATGATGATTATGTAGAAGATAATAGTGATGATAATAGTGATGATAATAGTAATGAAGATAACAGTAATAAAGATAATAGTGATGAAGATAATAGTGATGAATATAATAGTGATGAATATAATAGTGATGAAGATAATAGTGATGAAGATAATAGTGATGATGATAGTGATGATGATAGTGATGAGGAATCATGTGATAATAAAACTTATTTGAATCTTATAAAATCTTATCAAAAATATAAAAATAATGTATATCTATCAGCAACTATTGATAAACTGGACAATTTTGATTATTATACAAAAGATATAAGAGAGATGATAGATAATAAATATCTGTCTGATTATATAATTACTGTTCCTATATTTTCGGATTCTCCGGATAATAAAAATGTTTGTGAATATTTGATTAAAAATTATAGAAATATCATAATCTATTGTAACTCACAAATTGAAGGCAATGCTATAAATAAATTAATGAATTCGATACAAAAGAATTGTTCAGCATATATTGATTGCGAAACTAAAAAATCGGATAGAAATAAAATAATCAAAAAATATATAAAAGGTGAACTCCCTTTTTTAGTAAATGTTAGAATATTAGTTGAGGGATTTGATGCACCGATTACAAAAGGGATATGTTTTATGCATATGCCAAGTTCAAAAACAACTTTAATTCAGATTATTGGGAGAGCATTAAGATTACATTCTGATAAGAAATTAGCTAATATTATATTACCTTTTTCGAGTAAATCAGATGAAGATAATATAAATAAATTCCTGAAAGTTATGGCACGTAATGATAGCAGAATAAGAAAAAGTTATATTGATAAAAAAGTTGGGGGATATATAGATATAGTTAAAGGTGAAGAAAATTTAAATGATGAAAAAGAGAATAATATTGAATTAAGATACGAATTAATATTTGATAAGATGGGTATATTGAAGAATGTAGAGGAGATATGGGAGAAGAAATTAGAAGAAGTAAAGAAATATATTGATGAGAATGGAAAGAGACCGAATGCTGCTGATAAAAATAAATTTATAAAAACATTAGGTTGTTGGATTAATCACCAACAATATAATTGTGCAAATGAACAACATAATATGAAATATAATAATATAAAAAATAAATGGAATCAATTTATAAAAGATAGTAAATATAATAAATATTTCTTTTCGAATGAAGAAGAATGGAATACAAAATTAGAAGAAGTTAAGAAATATATTGATGATAATAAAAAAAGACCATTAAAAAGAGATAAAGATATTAATATAAAACAATTAGGTCAATGGTTATCAAGCCAACAAGTAAATTATAGAAAAAAGAATAAAATTATGAAAAATATTAATATAAAACAACAATGGTATGAATTTATTAATGACGAAAAATACAAACGATATTTTATATCAAATGAAGAAGTATGGTATACAAAATTAGAAGAAGTTAAAAAATATATTGATAACACTAATCAAAGACCATCAACTACAGATAAAGATATTAATATAAAAAGTTTAGGTTTGTGGATAACGACTCAACAACAAAATTATAGAAAAAATAAAACAATTATGAAAAATATTAATATAAAACAACAATGGTATGAATTTATTAATGATAATAAATATAATAAATATTTCTTTTCGAATGAAGAAGAATGGAATACAAAATTAGAAGAAGTTAAGAAATATATTGATAAGAATAAAAAGAAACCATCAACTAGAGATAAAGATATTAAAATAAAACAATTAAGTCAATGGTTATCACACCAACAAAATAATTATAAAAAAAATAAAGAAATTATGAAGGATTTAAATATAAGAAATAAATGGAAACAATTTATAGAAGATGATAAATATAAACAATATTTTAGAACTAATGAAGAAGAATGGAATAATGAATTAGATGAAGTAAAAAAATATATTGATGCAAATAAAAAGAGACCATCGAGAAGTGATAAAGATATTAATATAATACATTTAGGTTCTTGGATACATCACCAACAAAATACTTATAAAAAAAATAAAGAAATTATGAAGGATTTAAATATAAGAAATAAATGGAGTGAGTTTATTAATGATGATAAATATAAACAATATTTTAGAACTAATGAAGAAGAATGGGATATTAATTTAGCAGAAGTTAAAAAATATATTGATAAAAATAATAAAAAACCAAATGAAAAAAATAAAGATAATAACATAAAACAACTTGGTGTATGGATATCTGTACAAAAACGAAATTATACAAAACAAGAATGGAATATGAAAGATGAAATTATTAGAAATAAATGGGAAGAATTTATTAATGATGATAAATATAAAAAGTATATTAATAATAAAAATAATGAAGATAAATAACATTATAAAATATATTATTCATCATCGTAATTTAAACATTTATTTGTTTCTTTATCAATAAATTTAATAATTTTTTCAGTTCTTTTAAAAATATTCTTATCATTCCATGTATCATAATCTTTAACAATATTTTGAGTAATTTTAAATATAGATTCTTCATAATATTCTTTTTTATCATCAAATTCTAAATCTTGTAAACTACGATTACCTTTATGACCATTTTTACTATTTTCAGCCTCAAATAAAGTTAAATTACCTATCTTATCAATATCTTTATTTTTTGTATTTTTTGACATTATATGTTCTATATCAAATGAATCTTGTTTTATTATTACATTATCATTTTGTATTTTTAATTCATAATATAATAATAATTTTTTTGCCTGTTGTTGTGTCATTTTTTTATTTATACAAATACCTGAAAAATCACTTGTATCTTTTAATATATTAGCTATTATTTTTTTTATATCAAGTAATATATCTTTAATCGTCATATCATTATTTTCTAATATCTTATTCGCATTTTCTATTAGTTTAGTCTTAGAATTATAAATAGTTCTTTGTTTTATAAGTGTACGTATTTGATAACATATTATTATTTCTAATAATTCTGTAAAATATTTATGTTTCTTTTTTTCTTTTATATTTTTATTTTTCATACACATATAAAATGGTATAATTATATATTCAAAAATTTCCCATATAAAATCACTAAATATTATAGCACCCCAATTATTATTTTCTATAGATATTAATATTTCTTTTAATATCTCTTTATTTTCATCTATTTTCTCAAAATAATCATCTTTATGATTATTCATCATTCTACTACAACTTTTATCGAGTCTAAAAGTAAAATTTAATAAATATTATTATAGTATTAAAATAATAAATATTGACAAAAATAAAGATGAAAATAAAGATGAAAATAAAGATGAAAATAAAGATGAAAATAAAGATGAAAATAAAGATGAAAATAAAGATGAAAATAAAGATGAAAATAAAGATGAAAATAAAGATGAAAATAAAGATGAAAGTAAATTTTTGGACAATGATTATGATGTTACTCGTGAATTTGGTGATTGTAATAATGGATTTTATAAGCTAGTTGAATGTGAAAATATTAATACTAATAATTATTATAGTGATAAATTATGTTACAAATGTAAATGTAGTATATACGAAAGTGAAATTTGTAAAAAATGTGACCCTATTAAAAAAATACGGAATAATGGATTTATTATCGAAACTAATGAAATTAAAGAAATAGAAAATAATATTAAATATTATAAGACAGAATATGCAAATTTTTACAATAAAAATCTAATCGAATCATTACAACTCCATAAAAATGTGTATGATTTAATAAATATATATGTACAATTATATTGGGATATATATAAATATACATTACCACATCAAACATTTCAGTAAATATAGTGTTTTTTATTGATACATCTAAAATTTACCTTTATTTTTTTAATTGAATATTCATATTTAAATTTTATCTTTTTTTATTATATAATTTTGTAAAGACATATGACAAAACAATTATATTTTGTTATCATAAAAATTGAATAAAAATTGAATAAAAATTATTTTAAAATAAATATCATATTATCATATTTAGTATATTATAATATGTCATCAGAATCATATGTATTATATGCTAAATATAAATCACTAAGAAAAGTTTTAGATCCATTAATCTTAAAAAAATTAGATAATGAAATTGATAATTTAATAATTGATGACGAAACTAAAATAAGATATAAAGATTATATAGAAAATAAGCGTAATAATATAATTATAAATTTAAAAATATTCGAAAATCAAATAAACGAATTATATAATAATTTTAATAATAAATATAAAAAAATTATTATTGAATATGAAAAAAAATTAGATAATAAAAAACATATATACAGAAATAAAGATAAATTCAATATATTTATAAATATATTGAATGAAAATAATATTAAATATAATAATCTTATGAATAGCAATCAGATTGAAATTATAAATAAAGATGAAAATGACAATGAAGAAAATATAATTATAAATTTTGACGTATATCACAAATTTGAATATGAAATTGATGATTGGACTTATGGTGAGATTAATAAATGCGAAGTATGTGATATTATTGCTGATGAGTCATGCTATTCGAGTTGTGAAAAAAGACGTCAATCAAACTTAATAATTATAAATAATAAGATTGAAAATCTAGAAAATACACTCGAAAATTATATGGATAGATATAAAAATTTTAACGATGAAAATTTAATTGAATCATTACAACTCCATAAAAAATTATATGATTTAATAAACGTATATGTGCAATTATATTGGGATATATACAAATAACAAGATAAATTATTTTAAATAAAAATTGAATTAAATTTATTTAAATTTAATATTATATTATTATATTAAGTATATTATAATATGGCTAATAGAATTGTCGATAAGAATGATCCAAAATATGTTTTAGCACTGCAATTTTTAAATCATATTCTAACAAATAATAATAAGCCACAAATTCAAGATATTTTTGAATTCAAAGATATAACACGAGATGAAATTATTAAACAAGAAAATCTAAATAAATTGAATGAAATGGAAACAGAATTATATAAACATTTTAGTAAAATGAATTGTGGTTATTATAGAAAAACCGATAATTATGTTATTAATTTTTTTCGTGGTATGTTAAAAGAAATTGGTTATAAAGCAGTAACTATTAAGAAAGATAGAACAATAACAATTGAT